TCTCATCGGATTTACTGTTCCACCATAGGTTCCACCACTTCGGAGGGGCTCATCAAGTCCACATCCCAACGTTTAAGCACGTTATGCTAAAAGTTAGGATCAACTCGAGGAGCCCCTCACGGGGTCAACTCTTCAGTATACTTATCACACTTCCCTGTTCACGGATGTGGCATTTTATTCTCTATAGCTTGAGCAAGACTTGCAACGCAACCGTTCGTCCAACGGTTTCCAGTGTTCACGCACTAGTGCTAACGCTCCATTTAAAAGGTGGGAGCTCCCCGAGAAGGTTATTTCTAACGCCCCTTCTCATCAGCGAACATCGTTTCTTACTATAGCGTTCGATGGACACGCTCTTTCTCACACTCACACGGCGGTGAAACGCAGAGTTGCATCTGCCTTCAAAACACCAGTCGCTCCATTCAAAGTCGCCACCACAGTCAGTGGCGAAAGAACACCAGCAACAACACTCGTGTAATACTGGACAATCGGGAGACAAAGAACAATAGCAGCGCTCCCAGCCTCACCAACATTAACAGTGGGTTGAGCCCCACTGTAAGTGTAGAGCGAAACCCCCCCTGACTGCACGTCGATGATAGCTCCGAAATTTTCTTCCACTGAATCATAACATATGATCGTACCATCAACAAGATAGTTTCCAGGGGGGGGTTGGAATGAACCAGATGTATTCACAATATTCAACCCATTGACCACGACTGTTGCCATGGTCAAAATTGTAGGTGTTGCATAAACACAAATTTGTCCAGGAGTCACAGCCTGGAACAAACTCACCTGGTTATTCGCAGGGGCGCTACGAGAAGACTCGAGCACTGGCTTTTCAAACCAGCCCGCATAACGAACATGCAGTTCCCCAATCTTCGTGGTGCCGTCATTAGTACCCGCAGCACCATAATTCAACAAACCGATATCAAAGGTCTTGATATCGCTGCCCCCGGGAAGATTACCGGGTCGGACATACTTTGGCCCGTTATCAAATGCCGTTCGGCAATCGACACGAAGCACAAAGTCTTCACAAGGCATACCATCAGCATGTGGATCAGTATCCAACATCTGTTGCTTACCTGTGGGCGGAGCATCTGACGCATCGTAATCAAACGACAAAATAGCCTTCCCAATTGTGCCAGCTGCAGCATATTGAGACACCTCATGCTTGTAATAGAACTCAAGCCGGGTAAACACATACTTCTCAAACTTTGGCGCTATCGCCGAAAGCCAAGGGAATGGTATGGCTTGCCCAGGATTTATTGAAAACTGCTGGGCCGTCAAATTTGCTCCATTGCCGAACGTTGTTGAACCCAACAGGTCGACAATAAACTCGTCCTCATCAAAGGGGAAGCGCTTCCCGCCTCTTATCCCCCTCGGCATACCACGGGCACTAAAAGCTCCCGTGGCGCGGGTGGCACTGGTTCCACCCCCCTTTCCGCCTCTCCGGCGCCTCCTACCTTGTCGCTTGGCTGCACGCGGCAGCCTGCCAAAGCCTTGAGGCATCCTCCGGGATCGGAAAGACCCGCCCTGTGTCATTGGGCCAATGAACGCTCGTCTAGGGGCTTGCCCCCCGGCCGCGCCGCGTTTGCGCTGCCTTCGCCTTTTCTGTCGTTGCGGGAGTGCTATGACTTCCATGCTCTCCCAATAGGTTGTTCTTTTTATCTGGCTGTTATTCCTTTCTAGATCTCCAGACAAACCCTGATTTTGTAGGCACAGGGGAACTTCACCAACGAACAGATTGCGCAAGTGAGACTCCGTGGGGATCTGGTTCTTAGCCATTCTCCACTCCGGGTCGTTTCTCAGCACTGGGTCCATCACAACCACAAGATACTGAATCAACTCGCGCAGATAACCTCGCATTCGAACATCAGCCCATGAGACACGCAGCAATGCACAAGCTCGTGTCAATGTCATGGATGGGTTATCAGGCTGGCGTGAGTAGCGAAGCGATGTCAAGAGTTTTCGCGAATTATAGAGCGGCAATGCCTTGCCAGACTGCTCATCATAAATCGTGAAAGCACTCAAGAAATCAAGCTCCTCCACTGGGCGTGGATCCAGGCAATCGGTCGTAGTCACGATACCGATGCCCTTCCACACTTCAATCAACACACGAGCATTGAAGAAGCGGACTCCTCCATCCGAAACGGTCCAGGTGTTGTCATCGCCACACAAGGCTAACGACACGTCCTCCTCAAACGCCTCATACGATGCTCTAACATCAGGTGCTGTCATAAGCCACCCAAAAGCGAGCAACACATAGAGGATGAGGGTATTATCAACGATGGTATTGACGGATCCCGAAGGATTCCCAGTCTGTTTCATCACCAATACACCTTCCGAAGTTATGATCAGAGTATTCACCAGATTACGGTAATAGACACGTATCCTCTGACGGTTTTCCTCTGTCCGGTCATCCTGCCTCAGCATATTCCACCGGAACTCAGCAACACCCCACATCAAGAAAGCCCACAATGATGAGTCATATTGACTCTCATCCAGGGCAAATCCATTGGGGTGGCATCGTAACTTTTCAATCAGGTTGTTCCACCCACCCTTGAGCGGTGTGAAACCTACAACTGATGCGGTCTGGAGATGAGATGCATAGAACTTATCATTCATATCCTCAAACAGGCGATTGCCGTGAGCCGTCATCTCAACGGGACCAGCCGTGAAGGTGCGCAAACTATTTGCTGCAATCTTCTCGGTGGCTCGGACCTCCTCCTTAAGAGAGTTTCCGAATATGGCTGTGTACGTTTCCTCCATCAGCCTATCCCAGTCCTCCTCCATGTATGCGGGCATCTCCTGCCACTTATATTCAATATTGCCATCTTCCTTGACAACATACATGTCACCCTTCGTCTTGAACCTCTTATTCCAAGGAGACCCTGTACTGGTACTTCGATCCATACCCTTCAGGACTTCTTCAAGCTCTTTCACCTTGGAATTGCACATGTGGGTGCCGAACTGTCGCTCCATCCATTGGAACGCGACATTCATGGCCACCGTCTCGCGTTGCCCCATCACTGGGGAACTCTTTGCATACTTCGCGAGGGAGATGTAAGCGGCCGCCTTATTGGGTATAGGTAGCCCCCAACCAGTTCTATCGATGTCACCGCCTCCTTGGCGTTTTCTTTCACCATCAAACATCGCGACAAACATATCCTCATGTCGTCGGTTCTTCATACTCCCACTCTTGGGAAGGTAACCGACAACAGGAAAGTGTCTTTCTGGTAACTTACTCTCATGTAGGTTGCTTAGGTCTGCGACCGAACGGAATCCAACCTGGAACTCCGCCGGGTAACGCCCCCAAAACTCCCGTCCCGCTTCAACAAGCTGGGACGGGGTTGGGGGCGTTAGGGAAAATCCATACCGGACAGCGTGGCGCGATCACTCTTCAATCGCCTTGACAAGTCCTCCGTCATCGGAACAAACTTGTTCACCAAATCGCTGCCTGCAGTATGAAACCCAACCAAAGCACCATCCACACACGATATCACCGGACCACCGCAGTCACCTGGAAGCGTCGGGGCATTATACAACCCGTCCGTCGAGGCGAACCCTACTCCATAGCTAGGTTCAACCTGATCCTTCTGCTGGTAGCCGATCTGCATCACGGCTTCGTTGTTCGGGGGTCGCATCACCCATTTGGTCGGCTTCACCGTACCATTATGGGCATAAACGACAAGATCCTCCGCTACGACAAAGTACTCTTCAGGCAACTTTGCCGAGGCAGACGTGTTAGAAATCGACACGTCCCTGCCTTCAACAAGGGAGTGGTGAGGTCCGACAACCCACGGTCCTACAACCGTCGCTGTCGAACTCTGCTCACCGCCGTAATACAGCCTAAAGACGTTATGACTCTGCTTTTGATAATCACCCTTCTGCTTTCCAAGAAGGGCCTCGTTCACAAGAACACGAGTAGGAACAGTAATCTTCGCCGCCGCAACCATCGCATCAGCGTAGGTTCGATATTGTCCTGGCGTAACAGTCTTTGGCCTGCGTGAACGTGCTTGGCGAGCTCGCTTTCCAGCTAAGCTCTGCTTCGCACGAACACGGCGCGCAACACGGGTCGGGAAATGCTTCTTTTCAAGCTCTTCCATCTTTTCTTGGAGGCTCACACCACAATCTTCTTGTGGCCTCTCCTCCAAACCCTCCGCTCTTGTTCCGAACTGCCTCTCCATCATCGCGAGATCACGACGTTCCTGCTCTTCAGCAGCATGAAGTTGGGCCAGCTCGAGGTCATTAACCTCCCTCTCGTACTCGGTGTAATGATCAAGATCAAGCTCCGCACTCCCACTGGGATTTTGGAACTTACGACCACCACGCTCACGCCTACCGACTCTCCTCTTTGGGACGAATCGCAGCGTCGGGTTCCTACCCTCACCGACCATTGAGCTGCCAGAGTTTCCTTCCACCTCAGGTTTCTCACTAAAGATGTAGCAAAGTACTCCACCAACGGCAATGATTGCAGCAGATGCTCCCGCATACCACTCTTTATTTGCAATCACGTGCTCCTTGCACTTACTCATGAGAGGCTTCGCCTGCTCGTATCTTCCAGTCACGATCTCAGTCAGGCGGTCCCACCACGACATCACAATGTACGTGGCAAGTCCCTGGTTCTCCAACTCCTTCTCTCCAGCGCCTGCTCTTCCAAACGCGAGACTTCCCATCTCTTTGGCATTCTTCTTACCACAAGGATAGCAAGTACGGTAGGGCTCCTGGGCCTTCGCACCACAGCCACACACACCATTAAAAGGGGGAAGAGTAAACTCAGACGTCTGCTTGTCGCCTGATACAAACTCAACCTTGCCTCCTCCTCTCTTCCAGTTTTCTGCGGCTTGCATGAGCTTACGATCACGATCAATCAAGCTCTCTGCAGGTCGCGCCTTCAGATCTTCCACTGAGGCTCCATCCTGGGGGGCATGCTGGGAATACTCATCAATTGCCTTTTCAGACAAGACTTTATCACCAACAACGAGGCAGGTTCCATCACCCAAATCTTCCACTCGGCAATCTTCGTTTTCCACGAAGACTTTTTCTTTTCCTTTACTGCTCTCGGGCATCTCATAAGGATCACGGTCACATTTACCACAACCGATCTTTCCTTCAATGATCTCTAATGGGGCATGACACATGTCACACACATAAGCATGAGCTATGTCAACATTACTAGGCCCTTCCGTGGTCCCGCAACGGCAGAGGAAGCTTTCACACCTCCTACACATTCCTGTTGCGGTGTCCACCGGAACACCTTTCCCATCCCAAAATGCACGAACACTCGTAGGGATTTGCTCTAGCCCTGCTTCTCCAGCAGAATAAGCATAAAGCCAATCAACCAACCAAGTACAGTAAGGCAAGCGCTCCAACATCTTAATCACTCCGTCAAACTTCCTCTGGCTATTAGTCCACCCATACAAGGGAACCAAAATAAAACCCAGAGTAGCGAGAACTGAAGATATCAGAACACCAACCCAGTTGAACTTTTGAGCACCAAAGGCCTCATTTCTAAGAACCAATGGATTTCCTCCGAACAGGCATTTGCCCATGAAGCTCAAAAACGAGCCTCCAATGGACAACACCCCGGTACATGCGTTAATGGCGGACGTAACCTTCCACCATTTTGAACACGACATGCCTTCGTTAACCACCACCGGGATCTGATGATTAACGGTCGTAAGTATAGCAGTGGTAGCATTACCAACACCACTTATCGTGGCTGCAACCAAGCCTATCGCCTCAAGGATCCCCTTTATCAGGGTCCTTCCGAGAACGAAGGCGAGCACTATAGCCAAGATCGGCCACAGCGCATTGCTGTACTGCTCAACGGGAGCGAGATCGCGCTCAGCGTTGATTCCCTGAATCTGGGCCCCAATTAAGGTCAGCCAAGAAATCAGGACACACAACCTCCATTGCAAGCTCTTCAGCCTTGCAGGACGATCGTGCGGACAGTTCGTGATTGCCTGACGCAAATCACGATCCATCTTTTTAGCCTCAAGGGACAACTCACTCTGTGTTTGATCACAGGTCTCCTCAAGGTCCGTCGCGGGGACGAACTCGATCGTTCGTTCCATGCCCACAGGATGCTGATCGCAAACCTTGGGCACAATGTGACAGTCTCCAAACTCGTCACATTGAACCATCTCACTCTCGTTGTCTGAACACTCTGTAATGAACTCAGGTGAACAACGAGCAGGTACAGTGGGCTGTTCTTCACAGTCCTCCACCTCCTCATCGTGAATGGTCGCCGGATTGAGAGCATACAACTGCTCTCGCGTATAAATGAACCTCTCCATATCTGT